TGAACCACTACCCGAGCTAGTAGTAGAACAAGTACTTGTATTACTGCTTTCTGCTTCTCCTCTCTATAGTTGTTTCCTATCTCAGCGTCGTAAATCCCCTGCTGTCCAGCCCGTCCAGCACCTCCTCTAAGCCTTCGGCTTAGCAGTCCGGCAGCACCCCAGTTAGCTACGTAGTAGCTAGTGGCCCTTAGTGGGTCGTTAGCCGGCCGATAGCGCCGTTTGCTTGGCGAAGCCAAAGGCCGTGCCAGCCCTTTCTCAAAGGCTTTGCCTTTGGTCGGTGGCCAGAAATCGGCATGGCCCGACGATTGCTACGCGCTCGCGCCAAAGCTTTAGCAAGAAGCATTACAGAAGGAGCCGTTGTTTTATTCCTTCTGGAAGGCTTCTTGTCGCTGAGATTCAAAAGCAACTACAAGAGATTCAAAGTCAAAAGTTCCTCACCCCTTAACAAGTGAAGGGGATTCGGAACTTCCCAAGACTTTAGAGGGCAAGCGCCGGACCCGCGAAAGAACTTGCAGTACCCCGGTCAGACAGGGTGAAAGCAGTCTGATAGGCCCGGAGTTCGGGATGGGCGAGCCGACATAATCGCCGCTGAAGCCTACGGCTTAGGAGCCTAACGGCGACAGGAATCCCCATCATGCAGCAAGCGCCGATAAAGACGGTCTATCGTCAGAGGGTGCCCTGCTCGGTGGCCGAAAGGTTGACAGGCTAGTGGCCCGTTCCTAGGAACAATCGGAACAGTGTCGCAGTACCGTGTTAGCCCGACGAATAGTCCAAGGCATACCCGCTGTACTAGCGGATTGTACAGACTGGGAATCGGGACGGAGCGACGCAAAGTTTCCGGCTAGGAAAGCCGTAGGGTGCATAAGTGGCGTCTGTCAATCGTGCTCAGGGAAGTCCTTTCCCTCAGCTTGGGCATCACTAGCACCTAGGTGAATCTACCTAGGGCGTTGGTGTAAGCGGCAATCCTTTCCGTCCAATCGACACTCTCAACAGCGTAAGGCAAGGCCGCTTTCACCAGCGTATCAAGGAGCGTCCATGCGAACCATCGGAAGCGTCCATCAGATTACGAAGCGCCTGACTACCGGAGCTTGGAACAACATCGAGCTGCGCGGTCAGCGTGCCCGTAAGAAGAAGTACGAGAAGCCGGGGAAGGTGATCTATCTGGACCCGGCATTGTTCAACAAACCGGAAGGGAAAACCACCGATGAACAAGAACTTTGAAATCGCAGCGAAGGCAGTGAAGAGCATCACGGGGAAGAGCGTTTCCCTGTGGGAAAACCTCGTCCTGTTTGCCGTGGCAATGGACCCGACCACGGAGCCGAAGGAAAACTTCAAGACCGAAGAGCGGCTGGCGCGCACGGAAGTGAAGGTGGAAATCGGCAAGAATAGCACGTACCGCGTGGCGAAGGGCGTCATTGTCAACGCTCTGGCGAAGGGCGTGGCGCTGCTCGATGCCGACGGCAAGCCGCGTGGAAAGACGGACATCGAGGACCAATTGAAGGCAGCCAAGGTGAAGAAGTCGGCAGCCGACAGGTTCAAGATCGTGATGGCGAGCGCGAACACCATCGCGGACGAGCTGACGGACGCGGAGTGCATCAGCGCCGCTGCGTTGGCGAATGATCTGCTCAACAAGGTGAGCGCGTCTATCCGCAAGGCAGCCTAGTTCCTAGGAACAACGGCTAGCGCAAGCTCAACTGCGATACGTTGAGACGTGTCCTGCTACGTGACGTAGGTGGCAGCCGGGAATAGACCGGCAAGAACAACGAACGGAGCGGACGCCCAATAGGAAGGGCACCGGGCTGTAACCCCGTGGTCGGCTAGTCCGTGGTGGTTCGACTCCACCCCGCTCCACCATCAATGGCGGGGAGACGGGCTGTAAGGATCACAAGTCCCGCGCTCTAACCGAGCAGCAGCAGGGTATAGCTGACCGTCCCTATTGTGGACCGACGCTGCCCGCGTCTTTCCCGCCGCCCTACCCGCAGTACATCCGTAGTCCAAACGTGGAGGTTCGCGTGAAGCCTGAAGTATTGCCCGTTCGTGTCGGCTACATCCTGATCGACGCGCTCCGAGAAGAAGCACATCAAAGCCGGGAGTCCGGCAATGACAAGCGTGCTCGCCAGCTCGAAGTGGCGGCGAACAAGATGGAGTTTCTCTCCAATGAGCGACGTTCCTAGGAACATCGGCTGGCTCGCCCTGTTCTGCATCCTTGCGCTCTACTACTCGGACAGCAGGGCTGACACCTGGCTGGACGTGACGCTCACGTCCTACCACTTCAAGCGTGAGCCGAAGCACAACGAACACAACCTCGGCCTCGGCTTCGAGCACGACATAGCTGAGCGGTGGCGTGTGATCGGCGGCGCATACAAGAACAGTCTCTACCGTACCAGTGTGTACGCCGGAGTCTCGTACTCCTACTGGATCGAGGGACCGTGGCGTCTGTCAATTGCGGGTGGCGGCATCACCGGCTACGAGAAAGGCGTCATGCCTATCGTCGTACCTGCCCTGTCCTACGAAGGCGACCGATGGGGAGCCAACCTGTTCGTGGCTCCGCCGTTCAAAGATAGCCCCGGTGTAGCCGGGTTGCAGGTGAAGGTGAGGTTCTGATGACGCCCGAAGATTTAGGAATTTGGATGCACTTGCTGACACATGGCAACACATCACGACAGCGTGTAGCAGGCGCAGCTTTCGACCACGAGTTTCCAAGAGGTATCACTCATGCCAAAGAAACCAGTGAAGCAGGACAGCGGCAGCAAGACCGACCACAAGGCAGCCCGCACAGCGGCGAACAAAGCCCGCAAAGCGGCAGCGTTGGAACGCCAGCGCCAGCGGTGGCTGGCACGTAACACCACAACCAGGGGCACGGCTCGCGCGAAGAGGCGTGTACATCTGCAACCTGAAGCTCAGCAACAGGCGGCGTGATGGCTGTCTCGTTCCTAGGAACATTCGGCATCTTCGATGTGGACGGCACTGTCGTTCCCATCGACAAAACGCAGGCTTTACGACTGAAGGAATTGCTCCCTGATGGCCGTAACACTGGCGGCTATGTCGAGGCAATCAAGATGGTGCGTGATAAGCACAACCTCGGTCTGAAGGAAGCGAAGGATTTTGTGGACCACTACGAAGCTCACCACTTAGGTTCACGCAAGTAGCAACGGGCAGTGGCTTCGCCGTGGTTGAGCGGCGAAGTACAAACATGCGCTCAACAACGACAAGTGCTGCCTGTCCCACCCATTCCCTGTAGTTCAACTCGTAAAGGAGAAGCAAGATGGTCGTCGGAAAGAACGTGGCAATCGAAGTGAGCGGCAGCATGGCGCACGTTGCCGTGGACATGGCGAAGGATCAGGGTGCCAGCAAGACCGGTAAGAGCGTCATCATCGGCACCACGGGTGGCAAGCACATCGAAGTCCCCGGCAATCCGGGCGTGTTCTTCACGCTCACGATGTATCGGAAGAACGCGCCGAAGGCGTGATGGACCAGCAGACCAGCACAAGTCCGGTCCAGTTGGGCAACGGGGACGCAGCTCGCACCGCAGCGAAAGCTGTGCTCAGAGTGCAAGCTGCTATCCCCGAGCAGTTCAGAAACAAAGCCCCGTTCGGGATCGACAGTCGTGTTGCATCGTGGTTCTTCGATAAGTTCCTGCCGCTCATTAGGTTCGGCAAGGTGCAAGTTGACACGTTCCAATACGAAGGCAAGCCCTACCACAGAGTCACACTCAGCGTGCCCTTCCGTACCAGCACGTTCGTCGTCAATGCGTTCGGCGCTCACGGTGTGACCAGTACGTTGATTCGGTTCTTGCCAATGACAGCGTTTGGTATGGCCATGCCCAACCTCTTGCTTCAAGACTTCGCCGGGACCGGAGACATCTACGTGCCGGGATGGGCGGCCCCGGAGTTGGCCGAGGACTTCATGAATCTGGTCCGCATCCACAAAGCACGAGTGGAGTTCGGACTCGACGAGCTGCGTCGCAGTCAGCTTCCGTTCCTAGGAACAGACAGCGACGCCGAGCAAGACAGCAAGCCGACGTTGCACTAGACACAGATGTACGTCCTGTTCAGTAGTTCACTTCGCATGTACCTCACAAGGGAGAACGCTACGGAGATTGCGGTAACTCCCGTGCGTGCGAAGGCTGTGCAATTCAGGACGAAAAAAGAAGCACTCTCCTTCAGGGAAGAGCGCCTGCACAGTGCCTCACAGAAACTCTTCGAGGTACAAGACGCATCAACTGGAGAGAAACATGCTGGAAAGAAACGGTCGAGACATAAGGTACTTCCATCTACGGACACGTAACAACGGAGTGCCGTCCAACAAAGGCGGCTACACCGTAGCAGTGAAGAGCAGGCCAAACGGGTTGTACTCCGTGAGTATCTGCCAGTGCAATTCCAATCAGGTGTACGACGAGAAGCTCGGTGAGAAGGTGGCCGAGCAACGCATCGGCAGCGGCAAGTTTTTCGTCCAGTCGAGGGCGGAATTGATTGCCACTCTCAACACCCTGCACACCAAGCTGTCGTCGGGCACTGTCGTGCGTCTCGATCTGAGCGAGCTTGGCGAAACGGAGAAGAAAGCGGCCTGACGTTCAACGCATCACACCACGCAAAGGGAATAAGAACGTGAGCGTCAACGAGAGCAACCCACTATACGAAGCCTGTGTTGGCTTCATGGTGGCGGAGAAGTCTGAGGCAGACAGTTGGGAGAAGGTGGCCCGGTTTGTCCAGACCAAGGTGGACAACGGCAGCGGCGACGAGGCGCAACTCAAGGCCGAGTTCTCCGTGGTCGAGAAGCAGATCAAGAAGGACTTCAGCGTGACCACACTGCCCACTGCGTGGCGCACGGCGAAGAGCACGGCAATGTCAGCGGCACGAGCAGAGGTCAGTCTGCTTGACGACACGGGCACAGTGAAGGGAAAGAGCGGCATCGAAGATGAAGTGCGCGGAAAGAAACTCGGCACAGATGTGCCCACCCTCGTCGAGAAGATTGTCGCTGACCTTAGCAACTCAGCTTCACGGATGACAGGACTGCGCATCACGTCCCTCGATATGTTGCTGCTCGACGCGGCTGTCGAATCCGTCAACTACGCAAGGAGAACCTGCGTCGATGCTTAACCATCTGGAAATGGAACGGTACGTCGCAGCCACCGCTCGTCGGGCGGACATGCGCGTGCAGTGGGAACCCATCGAAGCGCCCCGCACAGATGGCAAGACCATCTTCCTGCCCGCTATGGGTGCGGGCATCAGCCAGAAGGACTACAACCGGGTGCGGCACTTCGTTACCCACGAGGTAGACCACAACCTGTACACCGACTTCAAGAATCCAACCGCTATCGAGAAGGGGGTCAACTCCAGCAGCAGCTTGCTCGGTGCGATTTGGAATTTGAACGAGGACCACCGCATCGAGTTCCTAGGAACACAGGAATACGAAGGCGACAGGCTGTGCTCCAACGATGTGTACGGCGACATCATGGACCAGCTCGCTGACGGGCTACGCAAGAACCCCAACCCCAATCTGGCGGACACGTTCCTGCCTCTCGCAGCGTGGTCGAACAAGGCATGGGCCGACTACTACCCGAGCGCCCATCTCGTGCAGGAATCCATCGAAGCTCGCCTGTCACCAAAGGCGAAGGCTTACTACGACAAGTTGAACAAGGGAGATTACCTGGATGTTCTTAGGAACATTCGGGAAGAGGCCGATCCCACGAAGGGCACGCAAGCCACGCTCGAACTGTCGCGCCGCATCTTCGACGAGGTGTATGGCGGCGACCACGAGAAGGAAGAGGAACGCTGCAAGCAACTGAAGCAAGCGCAGCAAGGTGAGGGTGGCGGTGAAGAAGGGGAAGAAGGCAAGGACAAAGGGAAGGGCAAAGCTAAGGGCAAGGGCACGCAGCAAGGTGAGGGCGAAGGTGAGCGCGACGACAGTGAAGGTCCGCCGATCAACGTGGACTACACATCAGTGATACGAGAAGCCCACGCCCCGGACCAAGGCGTTACCAAACGGGGAATGCACATCAACTACGGCGGTTTCCGTGGCACCAACAGCTACGTTCCGCCGACGGAGAAAGACTTCCTTGTACGGGACATGACGAACAACTCGGTGCCGCGCCGCTCTTCGGAGCCTGAGTATTACGAAGGCTCCATCAAGGACGCGCTGGCCAACACGTCGAGTGGCTTTGCTCATCGGGTACGCACCATCCTGCAAATCCGCAACCGGGACAAGTATCAGTACGGAACGAAGCGAGGCAAGCTGCACAACAGTGCGCTTCACCGGGTGCTGGTGAAGGATGTGCCCGGCTACGACGAGCGCATCTTCAAGAAGAAGCAGGTGAACAACGTACTCGACGCCGCTATCACGCTGATCGTCGATCAGTCTGGTTCGATGGGTGGCGATAAGTTTGTTCACGCATCGGCCGCTGCGGTGATGCTCAGCGAGACAGTGGGGAACATCCTGCACATCCCCACGGAAATCATCAGCTTCTCCACCGAGAGCGCACGCAGCAGCATCTTCATCCACCGCAAGTTCAACGACAAGCTGGTATCCCGCGAGGACTTGACGCGCCGCTTCAACAAGGCTGCCGAGTACGGCATGTCCAGTAATGGGGATGGTGAGGCAATCCTGTGGGCGTTCGACCGCATCATCCAGCGCAAGGAGAAACGCAAACTCATCGTGGTGTTCAGCGATGGCAGTCCTGCCTATGGCCAGCGTGGTGACGATATGTACTACGCCAAGAAGGTGGTTCACGACATCGAAAAGGATTCGCCCGTGGACATCGTGGGCATCGGCATCATGGATCGGAACGTCGAGCTGATTTACAAGGAGCATCAGGTCATCAAGAAGGCACACGAACTTGAGGGCGTGCTGTTGGCTCTCATCGAAAACAAACTGAAGTGAACTGTTCCTAGGAACAAGAGAGGGCAAGCAATGATCGAGCTGGAAGCGAAGGTGAAGGAAGCGTTGCGCAAGCAACTGCTGGAGCGGGGCGCGGCGAACGCTGTGATGGCTGCGCCGGAACCCACTCCGACCCCGGCTGAGCCGGAGAAGGAAATCGAGGTTGTGCTCAAGGCCAACCAAGTGCTGTTCAGCAAGCTGACCGGCACGACCAAGACCGAACTGAAGAAGCGCAAGCTGCGCGACTTCGCGGTGACGCTGCTGGACGTGGCGTCCATCCCGACGCAGGTCAAGGCGTTCATCCCCACCAAGAACACGGCCTACAACATCCAGGTGGACGAGGCCCATGCGCTGATGTTCGCTTGGGAATTGGGCGAGAAGGTGCTCATCACTGGCCCGACAGGTTCGGGCAAGTCCAGCCTCATCGAGTACTGCTGCGCCCTCACCCATCGACCGCTCATCCGGGTCAACATGACCGGCGACATGGAGTCGGCAGTGCTGTTCGGGCAGCTCGTGGTGGAGAACGGCGGCACCGTCTGGAAGGATGGGCCGGCTACCGAGGCCGTGCGCTACGGTGCGGTGCTGCTCAATGACGAGTGGGACGTGACCCCGCCCGAGATTTTGTTCGGCTTCCAGTGGTTGTTCGAGGACAAGGGCAAGCTGTTCCTCAAGGAAATGCCGGGCGACTCGGAGAGCAAGTTCATCACGCCACACGACAACTTCCGCATGGTGTGTGCCGGTAACACAGTGGGCCAAGGTGACGATACGGGCCGCTACTCTGGCACCAACGTGCAGAACAACGCCACCATCGACAGGTTCCAGACCACAATCGTGCTGGACTACCTCGACGCGGTACACGAAACCAAGATCATCGAGGACAACTGCACCGGCCTGTGGCCGGGATTCGCCAACAAGATGGTGAGCTTCGCCAACCTCGTTCGCACGGCGTCGAAGCAGAACAACATCAACCTCACCATGTCGCCCCGCACCCTCATCAACTGGGGACGCAAGGCCGTGGTGATGAACGACATGAAGCGAGCACTGGTCCTCTCGTTCGTGAACAAACTCCGCGACACCGACCGCAAGATTGTGTCCGAGTTCTACACGAAGGTGTTCGGCGGGACGCTGTAGTTCCTAGGAACGAAGAGAATGCCAGAGACAGGTACGTCGAACACCTTGAGCTGCGCCGCTTTGCCAAGCGATGCTGTCCAGATTGGCTCCGTGCCTATCTACTCCTCAAGTACCTCACCGGACTACGTATGGGTGACATGCTTCGGCTCGACAATTCGGCTGAAGGTGCGCGAGGACTCGTCGTCAGGATCGGTAAAAGCAGACGACGTAAGGTTCTGGAATTCAGATGGACAAGGGCGCTACGCACCACAGTTGGATTCATTCATCGACTTGGGCAAGGTGAAGCTGAGCACGCTGACCAACCCAAAGGAAAAGCAGATAGCGACCGATGCCCGAGACGGGAAGTCGGTGAAGAATCGAATGGTAGCTCGTCTCACCAACAATTCTTCCGAACTCGATCTGGTGGACGACTCAGTGTCAGTGGGTTTAAGAGTGCGTGGCGACGTGCCATGCAGCAATGGAAAGGATTAGGGAATGAACCCTTCAGAGAACACGACATCCGAGGAAAAACCGGAAGCGATAGTGGAACTCTCGCTGAAGCATCCGAGCGCCTTGGCCATGACCGCACCAGTACCACTGCTAAGCACTACCGGCGGGGTGTCAGTAGGGTCCGTCCCCTCCGGTAGCCTGACGTTCCGAGCACCCTCACGCGTAACAGAGGCGATCAAGTTTCTAGAGTATATCTACGGTAGGGACGCCCTACTCGAAGAGCTGGCTGCGTGGCTTGGGGTAGACCAGCCCGATGCCGATGGTTGGATTGAGTGGCACGGTGGGAAGGTAAGCCCCGTGCCAGAGGGTACAAAGATAGATGTTCGTTTGGGTAAGGTTGGACGCCCTACCACCTATCGTGATTATGACGACGTGTCAGTGCATCTACGCTGGAAACACGAAGCTGGTGGCGCAGATATTGTGGCCTACCGGATACGTTCTTAGACACTTGCGGTTTTCTTAGACAGGACCACACGTAAGTGGCGGAGCGGACGGGACTCGAACCCGCGACCCCCGGCGTGACAGGCCGATGGCTTCGCCTTTGTTCCTAGGAACATAGCTTGCATTTGTCTAAGCGTAACACCGAACAACCCCTCAGTAAATTCAAGTAACTGCACGGGAGCATTAGACAGTGAAAGATCGCGTAAGCACCCCGCCATTTGATCCTGCGTGGGCAGATCAGAAGAAGCTCGAAGCTGCGCTACGGCGTGAGTACAACCGCATCGGAGCACGGGCATTCGTTGACGCCATCCTGCCGATACTCGAAGAGTGTGGCTTCTTGGACGACGAGCCAGTGCTGGTCCCTGCGCATGGGTTTAAATCCATGCGACCAACGGCTGCCGACTGGAAACGCCTTGATGAACTTTTCAAGGAACACGCTGTCAAAGCAGTAGCGCCACACAAAGAAGAACCCACGCCAGCGGGTCATAGTACGTGAGCATTCCTCGTGAGCATATTCATCCTCACATCCCCGCAGTAGGCCAGCAGATTAACGTCAACCACGACGAGTGTCCGGCGGGTCGAGACACCCGCCAACGCTTGTACATCAAGCGCACACCCGAGGCAGTGCTGGCCTACTGCCACAACTGCAACGGCCACCTAGTCGAACGCACGCACAACAAAGTGCGACCGATGGCGCTGTTGGAAAAGCTGATACGCGAAGGGGAAGCCACTGAACTCATCCAGCAGGAAGTCAAAATGCCTGACGATGCGACTTCCCTTCCCCACGAGTGGCCACCCGAAGCCCTCGCCTGGGTGTACCAGTACAACCTCGACGACACCGACATTCTCAGACACGGCATCAGCTATTCCCCCTCATGGGGACGTGTCATCTTGCCCGTGTATGACGGCGGCAAGCTCATCTTCTGGCAAGGCCGACGAGTCAACGAAACCCCTGCTCCCAAGTACATCAGCGTGCGCTCAGCGCACAAGCCGCTGTTCACGGTGATGGCCCTACCACACACCCCTGCCATCATCACACGAACTGTAGCCATTGTTGAGGACTACCTCAGCGCACTCCGCATTGCCAAGAGCGGAGCGGCCGACGCCATTGCGCTCCTAGGAACAGATGGTCCAAGCGACTTGCCCTCCCGCCTATCGGGATACAGGAAGATTTTGGTGTGGCTCGATGCGGACCATGCCGGAAGAACGAAGGCCGGACCATTGGCAACACGACTGTCCACGACGACACGCTGCAAGGTGGGAACCATTACATTCAAGCAGCCGAAAGAATGCACAGACGGAGAAATCTACACCGCAGTCGTAGACACCAGCTACAAGTAAAAAGAACAACGCGCCATGAGACGCGACATTGGACCTCGATTTACTGTCACTCGTATCGGACAAGGATAAGTTCCAACGCTTCAAGCCCTACATCAAGGAACACGTCCTCAGCAAAGAAGCACAGCTCATCTTCAACACCATCGACGGGTACTACAAGGGTTTCCCGGCGATCAAGAGCATCGACTGGTCAGCGTTCGAGAGCTACTTCCTTGTTCTTAGGAACGCTCAGATCAGGAAAGAGTTGGTCCCCAACTTCAAGACCATCTTCGAGAAGCTGCGCACCTTTGTGAGTTCCGTGGCAACCGATGAAGTGTTGCGCCATTACGTCACACAGGACTACGCCACACAGATAGCGGATACGGCCCTGAAGGTGAACGAGGGCAGCGCCACCATCGACGACATCGGTGAGCTGGTGAAGCAGCACGACAAGGAGCTAGGCCGAGCAATCAACCTCGCTGACCTGTTCGTGTCGAGCGATGTGTCCGAAGTGCTTACGCTGTCCAGTGCTCCCGGTTTGGACTGGCGGCTCGAAGAGTTGAACATCAGCCTCGGCCCTCTTCGCAAGGGAGACTTCACGCTGGTGATGGCCTACGTCGAGACAGGCAAGACGACGTTCGTTGCCGATCAAGTTAGCCACATGGCCACGCAAGTCAAGGACGCCCGGCCAATCATTTGGGTGAACAACGAAGAGCGTAGCAACAAGGTGATGCTACGTGTGCAGCAGGCTGCATTGGGCCGCACGCTCAAGGACATTCAAGCAGACCCGAAGAAAGCAGCGGCCGACTTCGACGCCCTGATGGGGATGAAAAACCGAATCATGATCCTCAACAACGACGCCGGTTTGAACAGCGTGGACAAGTTGGTCCCAATCATTCGGGATTCCAACCCTGCCCTCATTGTGTTCGACCAGCTCGACAAGGTGTCGGGCTTCCGCGAGAAGGACCAGAAGGACCACCTGCGTCTTGGTCGTCTCTACCAATGGGCACGGGAGTTGAGCCACGAGTACTGCCCTGTCATTGCAGTGTCGCAGTCGGATGCCAGTGGCTCTACATCAAAGTACCTGACGATGGATCAGCTACGCGGCAGCAAGGTGGACAAGCCCGGCGAGGCTGACGCCATCATCACCATCGGCAAGGACAGCGATCCTGCCAAACCATACACGCGATACATCCACGTTCCTAAGAACAAATTGTTCGGCGGACCACGCACAGAAGAGAAGGAGCGACATGGCTACTGGGAAGTTGAAATCAAGCCCGACATTGCCCGATACGAAGGAACTCGCTGAAGGTGATGTGTACCGCACTGTCTCAGGTACGCTACTTCTACTCATGAAAGTGAAGGGGGTTTGGCACAACTACATTCTGAGCGAAGGTGCTATGGGTGGTATAGCGGGCGTGGGTCTAGTGTCATGGCTGAAAGACGATTGCAAATACCAGTTCAACCTATCGGAAATGGTGCGTGACATCCAGCGTGGATAGCATTCGTGGTGCAATCGTCGATGTAGAAACCACGATGAAGTGCCCGGTGGGGAGCAACAAAGCCAACCCCTTCTGGCCGGAGAACGAGATTGTTCTTCAAGGCGCACAGGCTCTCGATAACGACAACTACGCCATCTGCTCCGGGCCATCGGAACCTACCGGCGGACCAAAGACTGAAGGTGCGTTGGTTGTTGCACATAACGCTGCGTTCGATTTGCACTACCTCCTGAAGCATGGGGTGTACTCGCAGCAAGCACTGGCCAAGGCCCATCTATGGGACACGCAGCTTGCTGAGTATTTGCTGAGCGGACAGCAGCACAAGTTCCCAAGCCTGGACGAATGCGCTGCCGAGCGTGGCGGCACACTCAAGGACAACCGTGTCAGTGTGATGTTCGAGGCTGGCAAGGGAGCCGAGGAAGTTCCTAGGAACATGCTGGAGGACTACCTCAAGGCTGACCTGAAGAACACACAGACGGTGTTCTGGAGCCAGTACAAGGAAGCGATGGAGAAGGGGCTGCTGCCCCTCATGCACAGCCAGATGGATGCACGACTCGCCACCATCGAAATGCAGTACAACGGGCTGGCCATAGACAAAACAATGCTCGAAGTAGAGCGGGACAAACTTGAAATTGAAGTTGCTATGTTGGGTTCACAGTTGCGCTACGAAGGCGAGTGCGTTTCAGGATTTTCTCTCGACCCCACCAAGCCGCAGCAATTGGCCAAGGTGTTGTTCGGGGGCCAAATCACCCTCAAAGAGAAAGAAGCAGACGGTTTCTACAAGAATGGCAAACCCAAATTCAAGACGGTGGATCGAGTCGTAAGCACGTCAGGGTTTGGGATTACGTGCAAATCCGCGTGGCGGAACGAGAGCGGCCCAAGCACGGCTGACAACGTGCTCGAAGAATTGCTGACCACAACCATGTCTCCGATGTGCCGGGGTTTCATCGAGAAGGTGCAGGACTACCGGGACAAGTCGAAGCAGTTGTCCACCTACTACGACGGCATCAGCGACTTGCTCATGCCTGACGGCCGCATCCACCACAACCTCAACCATTGCGTGACGGTGACGGGGCGGCTGAGCAGCAGCGAACCCAACCTACAGAACATGACGGACGGTGCCAAGGGCGGCATCAAGAAGGTGTTCGTGAGCAGGTGGGGCAAGGACGGCTACATCGTCGAAGCCGACTACAGCCAGTTGGAAATGATTGTGCTGGCCGCGTTGAGCGGCGACAGTATGCTTACGCATGACATTCTTACCGGCACGGACATGCACGACGCGCTGTACAGAACGATGCACGGCACTGCGCTCTCAAAGGAAAAGCGCAAGTCGTTCAAGCGGTGTGCCTTCGCGTTAGTGTACGGCGGTGGCGTCAACGCTATCTCAAAGCAGGGTAAGTGTAGCGAGGATGAGGCCCGCCGATTCAGGGATACGTTCTACGCCCGCTATCCAGGTGTGAAGTTGTGGCACGAACGTGTGTGGCAAGAGGTCACTATCTCCCGTACCTACGAAGGTGCCAAGGACAAGGACACTGGCCTTCCTATAGGGACTGGCTTGTACATCAGCCCGATCAGTGGTCGTCACCTTCGCTTCCGCGAGTATGTACAGGAGGACTGGGGCGGCAAGCAGGTGCTCAGGTTCAGCAACACCGAGACGAAAAACTACCCCGTACAGAGTGGGGCCACAGCGGACATCGTGCCGCTGATGGTTGGCCGACTCTACCGTGTTCTTAGGAACAACCCGAGGCTGTCGGACAAGGCGCTGCTCATCAACACAGTACACGACAACGCGATGCTTGACGTGCATAAAGATGTGCTCGAAGAGACGCTGCGTGTGGTACGACAGGTTCTTGAGAGCGCACCACAAGTTGTGAAAGAGACATTTGGGTACGACTTTCCGCTGCCGCTCAAGGTGGCAGTGAGCTGCGGACCCAATTGGTTTGACCAAGAAGAAGTGATGAACACTCCCATCAACGAAAGGAAGGCAGCATGAACGCGAACAATGTAGTGGTACAGGCAGTAGGCACGAAGGAAGTCAAGACGCGCTTTGGCGTGAAGCCCACCTACAGCTTCAAGGCCAGCGACGGCAACTGGTACAAGACGGGGTTTAAGGAAGAGGTCAGGGTTGGTGACTGCATCAGCTTCGACTACATGCCGGGCACCTACGGCAACGAAGTGAACGTCAAGACGATTGTAAAGGGTGCGGCTGCTCCTGCTGCTACACCCACTCCGGCTGCCCACAAGCAGGAAACAAAGGTATATCCGATAGGCAACAAGGGCGTGTTCCCGATTCCGGCGCTCGACGGGCAACGGTCCATCGTCAGACAGAACGCGCTGACCAATGCACGGGAGTTGTTCGTCGGCACCATGCCACCCATCGTGGCGACCGCCACCAAGAAGGAATTGGAAATGATGGCACAACGCATCATCGGAGTCGCCAAGATTTTCGAGGGCTACACCGCTGGCGACACGGACCTCGAAGAAGTCGAGGCGGAAATCGTAGCTGCCGAGAAGAAGGCGGCGTGAGCAATTTGCTAAGGCTGGCGCAGGGTGTAGATGTACGCCCTGCACTAGCTGAGCTTGCCGCCAACCCTGACCTGTGGAAGCTGGACACGGTGCGCCAGTCCTACCCAGGTAGTGCCCATCACGACACGCAGGTGATTCACTTGCGTGGCTGCGCAGATGTGAATGAGTACACGGCGTTCAACGACATTGTTGCCGTTGACTTTCCCGAAGGGGACTTGCTGCCTGAGTGTTGCCGCTTGATGTACGGCATTGCCGGGTTCCTAGGAACAGGGCGGTTGGGCCGGGTGATGGTGGTGACACTCAAGCCGGGTGGCACGATTGATCCACACATCGACGAAGGTGCGTATGCCGAGTTCTACACACGCTTCCACCTTTCACTTCAGTCTGCCGATGGCAACACGTACACGGTGGATGGAGAGACAGCGTACATGAAGCCGGGTGAGCTGTGGTGGTTTGACCATCGCAAGACCCACACCGTAGCCAACGCGAGCGAAGTAGAACGCATTCACCTAATACTGGATTGCAAGTGTCCAAGACCATCGACACCTTAGCCGCCGACATCAAGGGGCTGTTCGGTCAAACCCTTGTTGGCGATAGTCACACGTTTGAGCAGGACGTGTTGGCCAAGTTTGGAAGTGCCGTGGCGCTCCATGTACAGGACGCGCTCACTGCACGCACTGGTAAGCGTAAGCCCAACACGCTCTACATGAGCGAGATAGGGAAGCCGTGCAAGCGACAAGTGTGGTATGGGGTTTGGCACCCCGAACTTGCCGAGTCCATGCAGGAACACACACTGTACAAGTTCCTGTACGGGAATGTCATAGAGGAAATTGCGCTGCTACTTGCGGCGGCATCCGGCCACACAGTCACCCACCAACAGCTTCCCGTGGAATGGGAGGTCAACGGCTGGAAGATTCGCGGCCGACAGGACGCCGCCATTGACGGCGTGCTGGTGGACGTGAAGAGTTGTAGCCCGTTCGGGTACAAGAAGTTCGAGGAAGGACTGAACAACGACAACGACAGTTTCGGCTACCGACTTCAGCTCGATGGGTACAACGCAGACGCTACTTGGGATCGGCAAGGGTTTCTCGCCATCGACAAGCAGAACGGTCACGTTGGATTCTTCGAGCAACCTGTCCCTCAGCCCTATGATGTAGAGGCACGAATGATAGAAGTGGTGGCCGCAGTAGACTGCGCATCTGCACCACCCCGAGCCTTTCCACTAGTGCCGGAAGGCAAGAGCGGCAATGAGAAGCTCGGAGTCGAGTGCTCCTACTGCCCCTACAAGCGAGACTGCTGGCCTGGCCTTCGTACCTTTGCCAGCTCCAGAGGACCGCTGTTCCTAGGAACAGTGAAGCGTGAACCAAACATGTTTGAAATCAAATCTCCCGCTGTACACCCAACAATAACAATACACAAGGCGGTGTACAGTGGACCAGCCGAAAGTTCTGCTCCTTGACATTGAGACTGCGCCTAACCTAGTCGCGGTCTACCAGCTCAAGCAGACGTACATCAACCCGCAGTTCATCATGGGGCACGGGTACGTCCTGTGCTTCACAGCGAAGTGGCTTGGCAAGAAGGACATTGTGTTTGCCAAGAGTCCTGATGGCCACCTAGCCATGCTCCAGTCGATTCACAAACTCCTGTCCGAAGCAGATGCCGTGGTTCACTACAACGGGAAGAAGTTCGATATTCCCACACTGAACGCGGAGTTTTTGCTGCACGGCCTTAAGCCGGTGAAGCCGTTTGTCCAGATAGACCTCATCATGCTGGCCCGTCGCACATTCAACTTCCCTTCCTACAAGCTCAGCTATGTCTGTGAGCGCCTCGGCATTGGCAGCAAGACGAAGCACGCGGGTTGGGATATGTGGAAAGCGTGCATGGACAAATTGCACCAGAGGTACGCGAAGGCATGGGCCACGATGGAGAAGTACAACAAGCAGGACGTAATCCTGCTTGAGCATCTGTACAAAAGACTGCGCCCGTGGTTCCACACCACACATGGATTCAAACGTATCCACGAGTACCTGACTGGAATGCGGAGCAAGCCATGAGGCTAGCCGAGTTGAGGGCAGTTGCCTCTGAGCAAGTCACGGAACCCGAGGAGCTGGTGGCTCTGCTGGAGCTAACCATCGAGGACTTACTCGAACGCTTCGGGGACAGGCTGCTAGAGCAGAAACACAAGTTCGGCGTCTATGACCCCGAGGATTAGTGCGCAACTCCGGGCGCTGGACGGAAGCCCGGTACACGCAGTTTGTTAGGTCTGCACTGAGGGCGGCGTTTCGGAAGTGGCCACCTAAGTTCGAGACACTGAAGGCTGCGGCTACCGAGCGCCGTATCAACCCGAGCAGCGGCAAGCTGGCCATGCACTACACATGCGCTAGCTGCACCAAACAGTTTCCGCTGAAGGGTGTGCAAGTCGATCACATCAAGCCTGTTGTTCCTAGGAACTTCACCACCTGGGACGACTTCATCGAGCGACTCTACTGCGAGAAGCGAGGGTTGCAGGTGTTGTGCAAGGGCTGTCACAAAGAGAAGAGCAGCAAGGAAAGGGCCAATCGTGGCAATCGAAAAGGTAACAACACTCGTCCCCGCAAAGTCAAAGGTCAACCAAGAGTGCGTCGAAATTCTGGAGAACTGGCTGGAAGCAGCGAAGGAAGGACGTGTTCAGACAGTGGTGGTAGCGGGTGACACACCAGCCGGTTGGAACACATCAAGTTCAGCCACCCTAGACCGGCGAGTCAAGGCCGCGATGTTGCTTGAACTGAGCATCGAGGCGCTAGGTTTTCACAACCCCGATAAAGGATGAAGTACATGATCGAATTCATTGTGTTCATGGTGGTGCTGTTTGCATTGTGTTCACTCTTAGGAGACTGATGAACTGGCTTTGGAACTGGATTAGCCCGGCTGCCCTTTGGGGTTTGGGTGCAGCGTTCCCCGCTGTGCTTGCTGAATACCTATACAGAAAACTCGAAGGCCCGTGGGAAAACTACCTGTACATCTGGACGCCTATTGCGCTCACCGTTAGCTACTGCATCTGCCAACTGGTGCGCCAACCTCATGCCTCGCTGCTGGATGCGTTTGTGATTTGGGCGCTGTCCACCACGATCATGCGCGTGTTCATTACTGTCGCGGTGCTTGGTGATCCAGTGAAGGGCGGCACTTGGTTTGCACTGGCCCTGCTCATCATGGCGCGTGTAGCACAGACTTTTTGGGGGCGATGATGGATGGCACCAAGGACACCAACCCGAAGGACATCATTGCCGGAGCGAAGGTGCCGTTGAGTCTGTGCCCGGACACGCTCATTGCTGCTGTGGCTATGTCCTTCGTTGAGGGCAGCCTGAAGTATGGCCGGTTCAATTGGCGTGCTGCTGGTGCGCGCACCTCGGTGTACTTGGATGCGATGCAGCGCCACATGAAAGCCTATGAGGGCGGGGAAGAGATTGACCCGGACAGTGGCTTGCCTCACCTGTGGAAAGCGGCGGCGTGCCTAGCTATCCTCATCGACTCGGCACAACTCGGCGTGCTTACGGATGATCGTCCGCCGCGTAGCGACGTAGCCGAGGTGCTGCGTTCCCTAGAGCCTGTAGTGAAGAGCCTGCAAGCAAAGTACAAAGACAAACCCGTGAAGCACTACACCATCAAGGATGCGAAACATGTATCCGCGCCTGAAACCCCTAGGTAGGGCACTCGCTTGGCTGCTCTACGGGAGCGTCGGTGCTGTGTGGGTCGCACTATTCGCTATTGAATGGTTCCTAGTAACAGCGATGGTCGAGCTGCACGAGCTGTTGTATGACGAGGTACATGACGAGAATGAGGAACTGCCATGTATCTCCAAAGAACGGCGAGGGCAATTGCCACGCTCGGACTCGGAGTTGCTCTAGCAGCGTGTACGACCGCAGACGTAAAACCTGATGCCAAGCCTACGCTTGGCGACAAGGTGGCGGCAGTGACAGGTAGTAAGGAAGTGTTTGCTGCCTGTGAAGTGGCAGACATTCTAACGACATGGAAGGCATTGGCGCTTGGCGCGACTGAAATGAGCGCCTTCCCGTTTGGACTCCTTGTCCTGCTGCACGCTGGTGTCGTGTGGGTTCGCTACCACTATGACGACCAAATCGACAAGGGTGGTGGCACTGTCGTCAATGTCCTTGCCTGTCTACCCGTCATCAATAACATACAGGTCATCAAGCAACAGAAGGCCATCAACGCAGCGGGGCAGAAATGAGTCCTGAACCTATACCCAGTGAAGTAGGAAACAAACCGGAGTTGGGTTTCAACAAAACCACAAATACATTGACTGGCGGCGTTGTTCTTAGGAACGGGAAGTTGCTGCCGCTGATGGTTCTACCGCGCTACCGCTCGAAGTACAGCCCTCACCAGGGATTGCGAGAGTGCATTCGCCGACTTAAACAACAGCCACCCACAACGGTGGACCACACTCTTTAAGGAGCTGTATGTTTCTCGTTTTTCGTAACAGCAAGGCAGTGAAGTCGATCAACAATCGCGCCGACACCCTGTCGGTACTAGGAACCGTGGGCTTCGAGTCCTACGAGAAGGCCCGTCAAGGTCTGCGCAAGTACATTCGCAGCCTGAAGAAGCGCGGCAAGCTGGAAGGTGTTTCCGTGGGCTACATGGGTTCGGCGCACTGGGACGGCATCAGCCGCAACCCGACGCGCTACACCGACGCTGGCTTCACCATTCGGCAGGTGGCGTAAGTGGACGACACAATCGCAACGGTAGCCATCCACATCGAGCAGCTAGACGACGGGCAGTTCCTCGTCCAGACGGACTCGGTTGACAGGGTGTCGGGCAAACCTGATAGCATCACGGTTTGCTATGAAACCATCGAAGAAGTACTCGCGCACGTCGGCGGGATCGGCTTCCCCGAGTAGAAGTACATTTGCCCTTGCTGTTGTTGTCTTGTTCGTCGGTTGCAGCACCCCTACCCTCTCCCCTGAAGGCAAGCAGGTGCGAACAATCAACACGTCAAAAGCGGTGCAATGCCGCTATGTCGGGCTGGTCAGTGGCCACCACCGCGTTTGGACTGGTGGTTACGTGGCTGCTCAAACTGACGTGAAGAACAAGACAGCAGCAGCAGGCGGCAATGCTGTTGTCGTCCTATCTCAGAGTGATGAGTATGGTGACGGCAACATCAATGCCGAAGCCTACTCCTGCCAGTTCTAAGGGTAGAACACCCTGTGTCCGCTGCGAGGCGGCACTGTCTGAACGTGGCACCATCCAACCGTAGCTGTCGGATGCTCCTGCCACAAACCTAGCTGCACCAAGACCTCTGGATTCTGGAGGCACCAATCATCTAGCCGCCCGTCCTTGTCCTCAAGGTCAATGGCTTCCCCCGTCATGTGTCGTGAGTGCGTGGCCGCGTTTGCTGTGGCCATGTTCACGGCGGCGGGACGCCAACCGGACGTAACTCCCCGCTGTTCCCCGAAAGCCTCAAGCAGAAGCGCCGCTTTTAGCATGGTCACTTCTGCGCTGGCTCTTATGTCATTCGTCAGGTCTGCGGCATACTGTACGTCTCGGCCTTTGTAGAACTCCTGCTTGCTTATCACCTAGCCCCTCACACCGTTCATCGCGTTCTTGAACCGCTCGATGTACGGCACGGTTTCCTTCGGCTTGGGCAGGAATGCCTTCCAGTGGTCAGGGATGCCGAGGTCAGCAGCCTTCTGCTCCGCTTGCCTCACGTTCCCCGGCCCTGCGTTGTACGCTGCCGCTGCCTTCTCGATGTCCCCACCGAACTGGGAGTGGAGCTTCTGGAGGTAGCCAGCAGCCGCTGGTCCTGCCTTGGCGGGGTCTAGGCGCTCGTCCACCCCGTTGGTGCTATCCACCGTCAGGCCAAGCTCTTTGGCCGTAGCTGGCATGATTTGGTAGCGTCCAGCAGCCCCTTTGTGGCTCACGTCCGAATCCCCACTCTTCTCCGCAGCCTCGATAGCCTGCATCACCTGAGCCTGGTCCAGCCCAGGACCAGGCTCTTCCGTGTTCCTAGGAACAGCCTGACCTCCACCAAACAGCTTGGCCACGCCAGGCTCCAGGGGTACGAACTTGCCCGTCTTGATGCCGTCCGCAGCCCGTTGCTGCACATCCGTGAGCTTGGTGTTGAGGTCAGGAGCCACTGTCCTAGCCGCCAGCGTGTAGGTTTCGAGCATGGTGTTGAGCTGGTTGGCCAGCCCTTGCGCCCTCTTGAGGGCAGCAGCGGCGTCAGCCGAGGCAGCAATAGGGGCACGGCCAACACGGGCACCAACCACGGCACCACTGCCAGTCTCCGCCATCCTCACTCCAGCCGGATGATCGGCCTCGCTCTGCACTACCTCGAACGCTCCCGTCAGCCTGTTCTGCGTCAACTCAATCTTCTGCCCTTGCCGTGAGGCGTTGTTGGCAGGACTGTTGAACTCGGCAATAGACGCCTGTAGCGCGGCACCCACCTGCGGCACTGTCGCTTCCACCTTCGCCACCACCGGCCCGAACGCATTGGCACGCTGTTGCTGTGTCAGCTTCGGCACGAACGACTTGGTGTTGGGGTCAGCCAGCACGTTGTAGACGGCCTTCAAGTCCTGCGGTGCAGCCGGGTTGAAGCTCTGCGTCGCAGCTCCCATCGTGTTGCTGTACGCCGACTTCTTCGCGTCTGTCGGAGCCGGGTCTTTCGACCACTCCATCGGGCTGTGGAACATATCCGTGGCAACGACAGCCTTGAGGTTGGGATCGAGATTGCCAAGCTGACTCATATCCACGTTCTGTCCCGCTGCAATGCGCGACATTGTGCCCGCGTGAAGCTGCGGGTAGTTCATCACGCCCTGCATGGCGTCCGACAGGTTCTTTCCGAACCGCTTCTCAAACTCTTCCTTCGAGCCAAGCCCCACCCACGCCTCGAACAACTTGCTGTCCACGCCGTAGCTGTTGAGCATGGTCATGTACGGGTTGGCCAGCTTGAAGTTGTCGGTGAGCGCCGACACATCGTCCTTGCTCTTCTGCACGAGCGCGGCAAACATGTTGCGCCCTTCGATGTGCTGGAGTCCCTGCTGGTAGGTGTTGAACATATCGGTGACGCCCTTGATGCGCTTTGCGGCTTCGTCCTCCGACATGGCCAGCTTCCCGTCCTGCGGAATGGTGCGGCTATTGATGAACTTCACCATGCGGTCTTGCGCCATCTGTAGCTGACCGGCCATCTGCAAGCCGAACGCCTTCGCGTCCACCACCTTGTCCGGGTTGGAGTTGAGAGCCGTGAGCTTGGCGAAGTTGGCACCAATGTCCGCCACTTCCGAGCCAAGCTGCATCGAGACGATTTGGTTGTGGGCTTGGTCTGCACCCTTCTGCCCGAGGGTCTGCCACTTCGTCTGATTGTCTGCGTTGTCCGCTGCCAACTTGAGTTGCTGGTGCTGCGTCCACATCGAGCGAATCGACGGAGTGACTTGGTTGATGGCCACACCCATGTTCTCGGCAATGTTCTTGTCGAGCTGGAGCTGCGCTTCCTGAATCTTGGCGTCCTGCTTGGCCTTGTCGCTCTCCGTAGTGAGTGCCTTGTGGATTTGGTAGGTGTCCACGGCGTCAATGCCAGTGAGGTTGGCTGCCGCCTTGCGGAAGTCCGACGCCCAACCAGGAGCCTGGGCGCTGTACTGCTTCACAGTGGCAGCTACGCGGGTCAGCACTTCCGACTGCGACATGACACCCTGTTGCTGCGCCTCAATATAGCCCTTGGCGTGGTCGATGAATTGGTCCACTAGCGTGGAGTCTTGGGGTGGGTTGTCGGAGAAGCTAGCCAGATCATCCGTGAAGTTGCGAAGGTTCTGCTGTGCCGGGTTACCCGGTCCTTCGAGCTTGGTCAAGTCGGACTTGATGTCCTTCTCTTCGTCGGACTCAAGCTTGCCCTTGACGGCATCGACGGCCGCTGTTCCTAGGAACGAAATGAGCTTGGACTTGCCAGCGGCAGCCGTGCTTGTGGCTTTGGCGGCTGCGCCACCAGCTTCCTCGGTGAACACGCGAGCACTTCTCGCTGCGTACTCGGAGCTAGGGTTGGCATCGGGAATTGCGACGGAGTAGTCCATTACTGTCCTTTCGGTTGCGTAGTTGCTGTCATGGCTTTGTCGTAGGTTTGACCTTTCCACAGGTACTCACCACCAAGCCGCTGCATTTCGTTGTCGTAGGGGTAGATGCGCTCACGAATGAGGCGCTGTACTTCCCACAAGTCACCTGAGTTGTCCGGCCACAGTGCTTGGAGTAGCGCGTGCTGATGATCGGCATACTCGTGATCGCCACGGAGACGGGCGGTCATAATGTTTTTCTGCACTTTGGTGATGTGGTCGGCAATGTCCTTCAGGGCTGTCTCGTGATCCTTCTTCGACTTAATCATGTCGTTCACATCGACGGCTGCTGTTGGCTGGAAGCCGAGTGCTTGTGCCAGTACTTCAGTAGGCGTGAGCTGCGCCACGTTGACGCCCTTTGCATCCACCATCTTGTCGGCATGGGTGTAGTAGAGGTAAGCCTTCGTCGCGTTGCGAAGCGTACTCACCTGCTCTGTGGTGATGTGCGCCAAACCTTCAAGCACATCCCGAGCCGTGAGGTCCGGGTTCTTGTGCATCAGGTAGGCAGCTTCACCGATGGTGCCTAGGCGCTTGGCCGAACTCACTGTCGGGCCGAGCAGCGTGTTGTAGATGTCCTTCGGGTTGTGAATGAGAGAGTCGAACAACTGCTGGTAGTAGTTGAACGACCCAAGCCGGGAGCCGAGCGCCACGTCAGTGCGCTGTCCCGTAGCCCACTCACCAAACTGGTTGACCAATCCGGCAAGCAGCCCTTGGCTGAGGTAGGTCTTTTGATCCACACTCAGCTTGTCCTTCACCTTCTCTGGCAGCACTTCATTCATCAGGGCCACGAGGCCGTTACCCGCCGCACCGTAGAACAGGACGTGCGCCAGCATGAGTTGGATAGCCTCACGCTTCGTGAAGCCCCTGCCCTCACCCTTGCCAAGCAGCGACGACATGACGTTCGCTGCCAGCTTGATGTTGTACTGAGCAAACTGGAGCGGGATGGCTAGCGCCCCTTCTTGGAAGCGAGCGAGGTTGGCCTTCGTCATGTTCTGCGTGAAGTCATCCATCCTCACCACCATCTGCCCGAGAGCTTCCTTGGTGGTCCAGTCGGCCCCGGCGTGCGCCGCTATCCACTCACGACGTGCCACGTCGAAGCTGACCAGCCGGGAGAACTCTTCCCCACGGTTGAAGAAACCATTGCCTGCGGCCAGCACATCGGTGTAGCTCTTGAACACGTTGAGCTTCCCGTCCTCCATGTTGTAGAGCGACGTGCTCTTGAGGTTGTCGAGAATGCCTGTCTGCCTTACGGCTTTCACCAACTTGGCGAAGTCGTCCTTCCCGAGCAGAGCCTTGTCGATGGAACCAAAGAAGCTCCACACCTTCGGGTTATCCGACATCAGTGCCATGCGAAGCAGCGGCACCGTCTTGGCTGCCGCTAGGCCATGCAGCGGCGACAGAGCCACGGCAGTAGCCGCACCGTTCGCTTGCACAAGAAGCTGCGCCGGGTTGAACATCCCGAGCGTCAGGTTGAAGTTGGTGCTGCGAATGAATCCGAGCAGTCCGGTGTTCCTAACCTTGGCTCCGATGGCCTCAACCTTCTCGCCGCCTTGGAAAAAACGCTCCGTCATCCGACGTGTGAGCGTCTGGTAGAACTGTTCCTCCGAGGTGCGCTGTCCGATCTGGCGCATGATGTACTTGTGGGTGCGCTCAGCGAACAGGCTGTCCTTGCCAGGGCGAGTGAACTTCGCACCTGCCGCGTCATAGAAGTCCTGCACGTCATTGCCTGTGCGCTTCGGCAGCAAGTCACCGAAGGTGTTCATCCACTTCCGCACCATCGTCTCGCGCCACTGGTTAATGTTGGCCACACGGCTGACATTGGTCATCTCTGCTTCGAGCGACTGGAACACTGGGAGCGTGTTCTTGCGGGTGGCATCCGTCGAGTAGATACGCTCGCCCCGCTTGCTGGTGAACAACCTGCCATTGGCCAGCGCCTCACCGATGCTGCCGTTCAGATATTCCTCACGGTTGCGGGTGAAGTGCGACTCGATGGACTGGAGTCCTTTGAAGTCACCCTTGTCATAGGCCGCACGAAACTCCTCCGGCTTGAAGTGCTGGCCGACAACCTTCTCCAGATCACGGTCAGTTCCGCTGTTCCTAAGAACATCAATGCCGTCCTTCACTGCCTTGACGAAAGCTTGAGCTGCACGGTCTGACGGTGCAGTGCGAATCGTCTCGTGGAGGATTTGGTCCTCACCATCTACCTTCACCTTCCGAGCTAGCCGAACGAAGTACTGGTCCGTGTAGATACGGCTGTACTCACCGGGCCGGTAGTGCAGTGCCTCAGTGACTTCACGCTCCTTGGCCACAGCCCGATCAGCGAGGAATGTCTGCCGCAGCTCTCCATTGATTTCGATGGGATGCACCAGCTTGACGACACGCTTGCCTGCGCCGTAGGAGTCCGCCATTTGACTGGCAGACAGCTTCACGTCCTTGCCTGCTTCCAAGTCGTGTACCCACTTCTCGGTGTAGCGAGCCGCACCTTCCAGATCGACAGAGCGGCCGACAGTCTTGGTGCCTGCTACTTCAATCTCACGCAATCCTTGGGCACGTAGGTGCCGCACCATTTCACCGTTGCGAATGTGAAACATGGCCATGCGCAGCGAGCGCGTAGCCAGGTAAGCCTGGGCCTCGTCGTCGCTCAGACCCTTGCCCCGAGCCTCTCCATAGGAGAACTCCTTGCCGAACGATCCACCATTGCTGAAGCGATCCCCTTCTTCGAGTAGCGACTCCACACGAGCAGCACCCTGCTTGTCGAGCTTGTCGAAGTAGGGCTTGATGAACTTGACCAGCTCTTGCTTGGTCTTAGCCTCAGCATGGACACCCACTACACGCGCTTCGACACCAATCTCCGACGCCGCGTGCTTCGGGTCGATGGCGATGGTGGGCATGGACTCGATGTCCTTGTCAGTGAACTTCCCGACGGACTCGTAGCTCAGCGGATCATGTCGCTCCTCACGGATGAGCCACTCACCAGAAGGTCCAGCCTTCGGCTTGATGTGCGGCTTTCCCGCCACTGGGACAGTGGACCTTGTATCCTCAGCAGCACGCGAGTAGCCATGTGCCTGCATCCATTGGTCAATGCCCGGCCAGCCCTCACGCGCACGCTGACTCATTTCAGCATACTGCTCCTTGGTGATTTCGCCCTTCTTCCACATGGTGCGTAGAGCAACGCGAGCATCCTGCGTGCCTTCATTCGACAGGTTCTCAAAAATCTCGGTGAGTTTGCCGAGGGCCGTGTCACCCGCCTTCATGCCAAGCACTTGGCGGAAGATGTCCCACAGTTTCGAGAACACTGTGGCGCTCTCGCCTTGGAACCCGAGGTCCGACAACTTGACGGACTGAAGTAGCTTGCGTGCCCGTTCGTTGGTAAGTCCCCAAGTGATGAGTTCTTCGGGGACTTCTGTCGCCGAGTTCATCACCTTGGCAATATCACCACCGCCCAAGTCCTCGTACAAACTGCCGAGTTTGGCTCGCTGCTTCAGGTCCGCACGACCAACCCACCCGCGCAACTTGTCGTTCAAGTCCTTGAGCTGATGTGCCGCCCTAATCTGCCCGTCGCTGAGATACTTCGAGGCGAGTGCAGGATCATGCAGTGCCGTGGTGATGACCTGGGTGCTGTGTGCGTGGACCAGCTCGTGCAGGTAAATCTCCGGGTCGAGCGCCGAGGTCGGGTGGATGTTGATGCGCTCAGCCCGTAGAGCGCCAGCACCACCGAAGTCCGACAGACCGGGATGGTAGACACCGTGGCCAGCAAGACCGTGGTTGATAGACACAGGAAGGTCCGACCATGGCACGCGCTTCTTCTGGTTGAGCAGGTACTTCGCCAGTAGCCTGTCGCCCTTGTCCGTACTCTGCCCTGCAATGACGTTGAGCACCGACTCAGCCGAGACAGTGTTCTTGCCCTCAGTGGCAGCCTTGGTGAACAACCCGAGCATGTGCTCTTCGAGCGGCTCTGCGTGCTCACCAGCAATGCCGAACTTCTCCGCAAGCGCCGACTCTGCTTCAATGGCGCTCTTCCCCACTACTTCATCGAGCGCGTTCTCGCCTGCCTTGTAGCCTGCGCGACGATCTGCCTCGTTCATCAGGCCGATGACGGAGACGTTGCGCTCACCTATATCTTCTGCGCCACGTCCTGCGATGTCGGCACCCACCGTGTTCTTAGGAACAACGGCAGAGGCAGGCAGCCCCTTCTCCGCAGCCGCAGCTTCGGCGGCTTCCCTGGACATGAAGGCCCGGCCATCTGGCGACTGCCAGTAGACGGACATCTTCTGCCCGTCCACACTGGCTTCGCCGAACACGACGGTATGGACTTCCTTGTTTGTCTCGGGCATGTAGTTGGCCCGAATCGCAGCATTGCCCTGAGCCACTTCCTCCGGCGTCAGAGCTGCACTGCTGAGGCGGTCTTGCACTGCCGCCACCATCGTGTCCCATCGGCTCTTGAGCTGCTCCTGCGCAGCGGCCGATAGGCCGTCTGTGGCAGCAGGGTCTTGCGCGTAGGGCAGATGTCCACCTGACAGGGCGCGACTCACTGCCTCGGAATCATTCACCCCGAGCGTGTTGGTCTTGTTGAGCAACTCATCGCCTAGAAGCTGGCCAGCCTTCTGCTCGCCTGCTACATCAGTGAGAGCCTTAAGGGGCGCACCCTTGCGCACCAGACCCCACACACCCTTAGCGAGTGCAGCCACGTCGGTGACGAGGGTGACGTTGGCGAGGTCAGTGGCAAACTGGATGTTTGCGTCACTCCTAGTCATCTCCGCCATCTGGCGGAAGAAGTCGGCCTTGGCCGAAGCATTGCCACCGAAGATGCCAAAGTCGTCCTTCAGCAGTGACGCTACGATGGCAGTGCGTTCCTGCGGCTGGAGTCCAAGCAGGTAGGTACGGAAGGATTCGGCACGAGCATTGGGATCGAACGGATGGCTCTCGCCAGTAATCTTGGCGACGTTCCGATCTGCAATTGCGCCGTACATGAACGGGATGAAGCTGCCGAAGAAGTGCGCAGCACCATCCCAAAACGGATGGTCGGTTTGGGTGTCAGCCTCGGAGCCACCTTGCGCAAGGATGTTGCGCACAGCTACATCACCAGCAGCCGCATCGAGCTTCGATCCAAACTCCCCCATGTTCTTGTACACACGGGCGGCGTAGCCAACCCCTTGTGTCTCAAGCGCACGGGTGGTGAGGGCCACCTGCGCATCGACAGGTGAGTTGGTGGACGTGGCCTTGGCTGCTTCAGCCTCTTGCGCCAGCACCATGCGAGCAGCAGAAGTCGCGTGCTCCGTTTCTTGTGCAGCCGCGAAGTCCGAGACAGTTTGTTTCGTAGCCGCTAGACGACTCTGCAACTCCTGGTCGAGCACCTGCCCGAGCATGGGTTCTGTCGTGCCACTCTTGACAGCCGAGAGGTTGCGACGGTAGCCATCCACGAACTCGTTCCCCTTGGCACCATTACCTAGTGCCAAGGTGAGCTGAGCTGCTACTTCTTCTGCGTTCCTAGGAACACGAACCGGCGGAGTGTTGTCGGGTGCCGGGAGAAGTGACTGGTCCTGCTGCCCCTCTTGTTCTTGCGGGAGGAGGCTTGCTGTATCGAGCATTGGCTTATCCGACTATCTTCTTGAACCCACCTGCTCCTATGAAGATGGACGACCCAAGGGAACCCATAGCTCCCGCTTCCTCAGCTATACCCATGTGGCCAGCAGCACTACCTTCTGCACTGGCAATGTCACCAGACAACGAAAGTTCGCCTTGGTCGATTGCGCGGTTTTGACCAATGTTGCCGAGGTTGTAGCCGAGCTGCGAACCAACGGATGCCACACCACCAGATACACCACTGGACAGGAGTGCACCCCCATTGGCCCCACTATTGATGATTGCGCCAGTAGCCGAACGAGCAGCACGAATCGAGGCCCGCGCATCCTGCGCCGCCTTCACGTCCGCCCGCTGCTGTTCTAGCTGAGCTTGCTGTTCCCGATCTGCCGCTATTCTCTTTTGGTCCTCGGCTGCTTTGTGCGCTTCGTAGGCTTGCGTGCCTGCGGCTACCGCTGTTACGGCAAGACTCACTGCTGCTGTTATACCCACTGCTACTCCCCTACGTATTTTCCCCAAACGACTTCTTCCCGGCAGTAGCCGAGTCGTTCAAGGAGCAGACCAAAATCGTGATGTACCTTCACATGCCAGTGAATCTTGCCAACACCTTTGTCGCGCAGCACCTTCTCTGCTGCACGAATAAGTTTCACACCTGCGCTACCTTTTCGATGGGACTTCTTTAGGAAGAGCACATCATTCACAGCAAACACAGTGGAGTGGTAGTGAAGATGGGGCATGAGGATGAACACTGCATATCCCACCACTTCGCCATTCTCCCGAGCTGTGACAATGCACAACCGGCCCATCTTATATGCCAGCTCATAACCCGCCCAATTGGGTTCGAGCTTTATCTTGTCCTTGTTGAGTGCAACTTCTTCCCAATGCTCTTCGAGTAGAAGGTTGACTCCGGCTTGTGCTTCATCGAATGTCTCTTCCCGGCACTCAAACATTCTGGTTGCCAAGGAACGGCACAGCCCACCCAACAAGCTGCATGTCCGCAGCAACGTCGGCAGTGAACTTGAACTGGACAGCACGGCCACGGCCACGCACCTTACTCTTCGTCACTACGATGGGGTAGCTATCATCGTAGGTGCCCGATGGCACAGTGGGTTGGAACATGCGCTTGTGCCGGTAGACCTGTTCACCAGGACTCCACTTACCCGCACCTGCACTGTCTGTCCAATCCCACCGCGTTTGCAGCGTGCAACTCGACGGGTTGATGGCGTTGCCGGAACCATCCACTCCTGTCTCTGTGCGCCTAAGAAACACACTGATGTACAACCCTTGGATAAGACGATCACCACCTTGACCTTGACCAAGGTCGTAGCCAGAGATGATGAAGGCGTTGTACGTAGCTCCTACACTGTCCTTTGAGAACCAGTCCTTGAACTTGGCCGGAATACTCAGCCCATCTTCAAACCACGAGAACGTCACTTTGAACGCACTCCCAGTCGGCACCATTGTCAGAAAGCGCACGTCCGTGTTACGGCCATTCGCTGTGAATGTGGCTTTATTCTTGGTGACTACGACACCAACAGGATACGGACTGGCGCTAGCAAGCGGAGTGATTGTAGTTGTGAACCACGAACCAAGGCGCAGGTCCAGAGATAGCATCCGGTTTTTCTTGAACCGTCGTGTCGAACCATCTTGTCCAGTGTCGTCGTTGTATGCCCAATGCACAGTTTTGTTTTCAAGGTAGTAGACACCCTGACAAAACTGACGACCAATTACGGGAATTTTGCCGTAAAAACTCTTGATGGAAAGTTGTGTCGTGGACTGAACAACAAATTGCCCCAAGTTATCTCGGGAAATTGACCAAATACCATCTGCTGCCCAATAAAAAACAACGCCTTCAGCCTCTACAACAGTTTGTGCACCAACACAACCCACGTTGGTGAGCTTCTTGATTTCATATCCTGATGCAGAGAAGGCCGCAGAAATAGTGCCGCTTATTTGCCACACACCATTGGTAGCAACGACGATGAGAGAGTTGAACAAGGGAATGAGTTTGAGGACTGTTCCGATGTCCTGAATCACAATGACACCACCATCACTGTCCACTAGATCGGACACACCCTGCGAAGTAGGGTCGGCATCTTGGTAGCAATGACCAAACTTATCTACTGAAGTTGCAACCTGGGAAAACATCACCCACGATCCAATGGTGCTACTCTGCATACCTGCAAACCACGCACGTCCAGCAAAAAATGCACAAGTAGTAGGGCGCGTAAGTTCTACTTCCGCAGTGATGCCAAAGATGGCATTCCCGGCATCGACAGTTGCTCCGCTCCTATCTCGATTGAATGGGCTAAGTATGTAACGTCCCTTTGGGGCAGGCGTTGTGCCGAAGTCCGTCTTGTCCAACTGTGCAGCACTGAACACACCTGTCGCATCTTTGCCTGCACCCCATACCTGGGCATTGGATGGATACACGGCATCTGCTGTGAAGTAAGGCGTCCATTGAGCTGCGAGCCAACCTTGATTTTGTAGGTTGTACTGGTGATTGATGCTTAGTGTGTTGGGGCGTGTGTCCACCCGCAACGTGTCATCCAAACCAGTGAAATCTCGTATTGCAAGTGTCCCACGGCCACTGCCACTTACCTCTGCTGCTGTCACCGTCGGCCCGACGGCACTGTAAGTCAGCACCAAAGGTTCGATGTTGCTCGACACCACAATGAGATTGCCCATTGCCGAGACGCAACTAATGGGTGCGAAGTCTGCGGCAGGCGCACCTGACGCATGGTGTAATGCAAGGTTCACCGTCATCCCTGCCTGCAATGTAGGGCTAATGGCGTCACCTGTATTTATGTAAAACGAAAGGGTTGCTCCTCGTTGCACGACAATGAAGTTGAGATTGCCGTTCCCCGCCACACTGTTCCACTCATTCACAGTGAACGCAAACTGTGGTTCGTTGATTAGCGTCGTGTCTGTGTCCGATGACAGTGTGAATCCAGACTCATAGTTGAACGCCAGCCGCTTGCGTAGCGAACCGTCGAGCTGAGGCACCACATTGTCACCGTCCACCCACGTATCGGGCGGATACGTGAGCGGCCCGGCTTCAGTGTTGAGTCCCTTGACGAACGTGAAATATTTTTTATCGCTGACAGTTTTACCCATGCTTCAAGACTTTCATCTTGTCGGCATATCCTTGCCGCAATGCTTTTTCTTCTTCGGAGATTTGCTTAGGTCCGTGCTGCGCAGATGTGATTGCTGCCAAATACTCCAGCATCAAATCAAACTGAGGGCGCTTGATCTGTGAAAACGGAGCAATCTCTTGTATGAATGTCTTGATTTGGTTGGACTGCTGAAGTACCCAGGTCCACATGTTTCCTGGTGCCAAATACAACAAACCGCCATACACTTCCTGTAGCGGGAGCAGGGTTGTACGTCCGAGTTCTCCTCGTTGTGCTACCGAGAGCCGTGGAGAAAGAGTGTTCTTGTTCTTGTAAATGCCAAGGCTCCCCTCGCCATCGAAGAACCCTGCAACCCAACTCTTGTCCGCTACCGACTTGCTCACTACCTACTCCCTACTTCGCTTGCATTGCTTTGTAGTTGTCGATGGCGGCTTGGGCCATCGTTATGTTCGTCCACTTGCCAGTCAAGTCATTCGGCAATTCACCACCCGCCGTGAACTTGATGACGTAGAGTCCAAACTCTCCGTCATGTTCCACCACCAGGTCTTTGGCCTCGGTGCGTTTGTCAGGAGCAGCCTGCGCTGCTTCTACCTGGGCTTCGGGGGTGCTCTTGAAAATCATGCTTGCTTCGACTTGCTCTACACTCTTGGCTAGTTCTCTACCCACAATTAGTCCTTTGGGGTTGGGTCATCTACTACAATCAGGATGGCCACCACTGCGACAACAATGGCAATCCACTGAGCTGTGCTCACTTCACGAATCCACGGACGCGACTGGAACCACCCTTACGGCCGAAGTTGACATCACTGTTGGTGCGCGACTCACTTGCCACCACACGCCGGGCCAGCACTGCCATGCGGTCTTTGCCCTTCTGTGCGAAACCTTCTTCCTTGGCGTTGCCCTGCTGCTTCAGCGCGAGGAACGCCGTGCCCTTGGCATCAGCCAGCAACACCGGAAACATCTTGTCCGGCAGGGTCGGAGTGAAAGTGTTTGTGACAGTCCATGTCGGAATGAGCTGGCCGAGGATGACGCTATTCACCTGTTGAAGCGTGGCTTCGATAGAGCTGTTGTAGCCATCCATCACCACGTTGGTGTCGTCGAAGCTGGTCCAGTAGATTGGATCGCGGTTGAGCACCAGGCCGTTGGCATCAATCACACCCGTCTGCGCCGTGCGCTGGTCGAGCATGTCTTGAAAGTCCTTGGGTGCCATGTACGACACGTCTTTCTTGTTGTACTTGAGCCACTGAATGCTATTGATGCCATCAGGAATCTTCATGGTCGTGGGGTTGTTCACATCCCCCAGGCCGGTGAGCTGCGTCTTTGTTCCTAGGAACGGCCAGTCATCCCGAGTCGTGATGATCTTGAAGTAGGTGTCCTTGATGATGGATGCGATTTGCACGGACTCAGTGGTGCCCGTGATGTCATTCACGGGATCGCTGTCCATGTCGTTCAGGATCGACTGCACCATGTCCAACAGGGACATCTTCATTGGGGTCTGCTCTTGTGCGCGTGCTTGAAGTATTCAATTTCGCGGAGCCGCTTCTCAGCCTCAGCTCGGGTCTTGTATGGACCGCCCAGGTTCTTCGACGGCTTGCTTTCGCTCTTCACTTCAAAGCCACCCTTCGTTTTGACAATCACGTTAGGTCCAGAAAAAAGAAAGGGAAGCAGCAGCAATGCTGCGGCTTCCCCTAGAATTGGTGCCCCATTGCGGGGCGGGAGCAAGAGCAGCCGTATTGCTACGGCTGCGCCCCACTCGATGGATGTGTTACGGGTTTTGCTGGACGCGGACGGTGATGGTTGCATCACCAGCCGTGTACGGGCCACCAGCCAGCGTGACGAAAAGGTCCGTCGCCGCAGCGTAGGGTTTCGGGAAGCGCATGGCCGTGGCGTCTGTGCCGCCGGTTACATACACACCCTGACCGCCGATGGTGTTGCCAGCCGTAAGGTTGGCCGTCGCACCCTGCGCGGCTGTAATCCAGCCAGCAGGAGTCGTCGCGTCGCCGAAGGAGAGGGAAGTGCCCCCAACCCAGGCAGCGCCGACTTTGAGCGCCACGTCACGCACTTGGCAACCGGCAGGTACGGTGATCTTCGCACCAGTGGAACCAAACGTGGACGCGAACGTAATTTGAAGCTTGTACTCGACGATGTTTCCATCGGTCAGGTCCACACCTGCGACTTGACGTTCGCCGAAGTTTTGGCCAAAGCCGACGACGAGGCCGTCGGGATTGGTCCAGGTAGATGCACGAGTCATGGTTGTATCAGCTCCTTAGATGGTGTTCTTGGAGAGAACCACGACGAGCGTTTCCGGTCTGTAAAGCTTGAGGCCGTAACGCGCATTCATCAGGTACTCATCCCTGCGAAGGTCTTTGTTTCGTTCAAACTCTACGCGAGGAAGCTGCCTGAAGGCACCCTTGAACGGAGTTTCGTCTGCACCAATCGACATGAACACGTTCTGCACCGCGCCGGAGGGCGAGGTAACGGAACCACGCGCATCGGCATTGATCGCTTCCGTACCCACAATGGAAGCCAGGTAGTTGGAAACGTACACGTCGAAGCCGAAGATGTTCCGGCTGAAGCGCATACCCGTGGTGCTGTTGACGAAACCTTCCGTCACGATCCCTTGGAATTGCGGGTTGTTCTGGACAGTGACGAGGTTCGTCAGCTTGTTCAGGGCAACTTCTTGCGAGGGGTCGATTACCGCAATACGAGCTTGCGTCGCAGCCGCCTTGTCCAGCGCATACTTCGCAGCCGCGAAGTCAGCGAGGCCGAGAGTCGTGTTCGTGTTGTCGGACGCGACGAATCGGTGGGAGGCCGTGTTGATGGTGTTCGGGTTGGCAAGAGTCTGCGAGCCAGCCAACGCGTAGATGTTGGTTTCGAGGTTCGTCTCAATCGCACGCTTCATCTTGGGGACGAAAGATGCAATGAGTTGGTCGCTGTAGTACGAGTCCTGCTTCGCCTTGTCGGTGATGTATGTCGCAGCTTCGACGTATTGGTTGATGGTGAACGTGAAGTTACCAGTCGCCAGCGCGTCGTAAATGGTCGGTTGAAGTTCAGACACGTTCCGCATCGGAATTTCACCGATTGACGGAATGTTGAAGGTCGTACCATCGGGGAAGTTGGTCATCCAATTGACGAACTTCTGACCCATAAGGATGTCGAGCAGCACATCCTTAAGTTGGTCCGACCACAGGTTTGCGCGGATCAGGTTAGGAGTGACCGCACTTAGGTCCATGCCAGACATTTCTTCTTCTCTTTCTTCTTATTCTTGTTGTTGGGTGAAGCCTGGACTACATTGCAGGATTGAATTTCCCTGGATTGGCAATCGCAGCCTTCTGCATTTGAAGCTGAATCGGAGCGGAGTAGTACGCCGCAGGCTTCGTCCGGCGAAGCACGTCGTAAAACTCTTTGCAACCCGGATCAAGAGCGCGGCCAGAAGCCTGCTGATTCTCCAGAGCTGCGGCATTGACCGATGTTCCGTGGTCAACACCTGTCCCACTTACCACTTGCGTGGGGCGGAACATTGCAAGGAATTGATCGGGAGCGACGGCCGCGAGGTCCGTCATAGCCTTTCTCAGCTCCGGGGTGTTGGCACGCTTGCTGAACTCCTCAGCGGCCTTGTCCCCGAACAACTTCCGCATTTCAGCGTCAGCCTTCTTGAGATTGGTTTCCTTCACACGAGTACTTTCAGCACCCGTTATTTCCTTACGCACGATTGCAGCGACATCAGATGCGGAGAGGCCCGAGGCAGCCTTCGGCTGCTCAACCTTTTTCTCACCCTGGTCTTGGGTGGCACCACCCTGTTCCTGCTTCAACCGTTCCAAGACTTCTTCGAGAGTCTTGCCCTTCACCACTTCTTGACGAAGTGCGGCATTCTCCGTCTTGAGCTTCTCTGCGAAGCCATCGACGTTGAGGTATGCCTTGGCAAGTTCCTCGGTGGTCTTGTACTTGCGGCCTTCGCCTACAAGTATTGTCAGCGGATTTTGGGGGTCGCCCTGATTCGACTGGCTGAGTTGATCTTTGACTTCGGTAGATTGGCTCTGGTCAGAGCCGGAGAAGATGTCCTTGTCGGACATAGAGGGTTGAACCCTTCTTGTTTTTGCCTACTTAACTATGCGTTAAGTAGGTTAGTGCCTAATAGATTAGGCGAGAGGTTTGTACCTCTTACGGAGATTTAGACAACAGCTTTAGGAAAAAGTTCAATCTTTCTTTGGGTCAAGGTGTAGTACTTGCAGAGGTAAGTCACTGTTGTCATCTACAGTACAAGCAAGTTCTACTGACTCAATGGGGGTTTTGCCAAGGATCATTGCGACTCTTGCGGCAAGCCCTCCTGACCCTACAGCATACTGATCGAGGTTGATCCGCTCTGGCTCTGGATCACCGAAGTTCCAGACATAGATACCATCCTTGTCAAGCACAATACCTAGGACTGCATCCTCCGGCTTGCTCTCGACCCACTTCGGCTCCTTTCCCTTAAAGTCCTTCGCGGCCCATTGCAGCCATCGCGTACAGTCACCGTTGTGTCCACAGGCACCTAACAGACGGTTGCCTACCCGAATAATTTTGTCTGCCGGGTATGGTTGCGCACCAGGAATCGAGACTTTGGAGTCCGCCACCATTGTGGTGCGGTCACAAGCAATTGTCGTCATTTGTCCACCGTACTTGGGAACATCGCAAGGATTTGGTCAATCGTCTGCTTCTTCATTTGTTGCGCCACTAGCCGGGCGTAGTGGTTGTGACAGTCGAAGTCATCGGGCTTGATAGTTTCTAGCCCTTTCAGCATGTCCTTGAGGGCGTTAGCAAAAGGCTGGAGTACCCACGAGCTGCGCTCCCAGTCCTTCTCCCATTGTTCTTGCGACTCTACGTCTACTGGCTTGTGCTTCGCCAGGAGGTTGTTCATGCCGGTGCCGTGTTCCTAGGAACATTTTGAGGAGGGGCTTGCATGTCCCCGCTTTGTAGTTCGGAGGGCATCTGTCCTTCGGCGTGTAGGTTCTCCGTCGCAGTCTGAGCAAGACGTTGAGTCTCGGCCTGCTCTGTTACCAGGGCATTGTCCTTAACGATGCCGAAGCTCTTCCAGCCGAGGGTTTCACTGAGCGCCTTGGCCACGGCCTTGCCTGAGATGTGCGCCGCCACAGACGGAATCTTCTCGACGAGCTGGAGGGTTTGGTTCAGCTCTTGGATGAACATGGCTTCCTCGGCGTAGTGCCGAGCACCGATGGCGTAGAACCGGCCCTTAGCCGTGATGTCATCCTTGGTGATGTCCACGAACTTCTGTGTGCCATAGTCGGCATCCACAATACGCACCGAGTCCTTGGCACCCATCTTCCGCACTGCTTCCTCCAGCATGGAGTTGAGCAGCGGCTCAATGATGTTTCGCTCAAACCAACTCACCTTCGCTTGGAAGATGCGGCCCGCGCCATTCTCCAACACCTGCACTTCGTACTTGGTCTTTTCGCCAGGGGAGCGAATGCCCATTGCCTGCTTCGGGGCACCGGCCAACTCCTCCATCCGGTTCATTAGGGTTTGGATTTCCATGTCCGCCCCAAGCGCCGCCGCTTCCGGGCGCTCGAACGTCACGTCTCCATCATCCCCGCACTGAATCTTCACGCCTGGACCGAACGTGAAGTTCTCCACCGTGCTGCCTTTAATCTTGATGATCGGGTGGGCAATCTGGTCGAACACGTCCGCCTTCAGGTTCTCAAGGTGGTCGATTCGATATTGCATCCCAACGAGCTGGTCGAGCGGTCCCTGCGACCACAGGTTGTCAGGCCGCAGCCGCCAGCCGCATTGCTTGATCGGCCGACTGCCTGTCCAACTCGGGTTGTCGATGTTGCGCAGAATCCAGCGTCGGTCCACCACCGTGATGATTTTGTCCTTGTAGAAGGTCTTGGTGGATTCGTCGTACAAGTCACCGTAGAAGTCCAGCAGCTCCACCATGCCCGAGTCGAAGTACTGGTTGATGGACCCGAAGCCGTCGATGATGAGGCCATCATTCTTGAGAGCATCAATCTGGTCGGCACCAGCAACTCGAAGTGCATTCACCTTGTCGAGTACAGCCGGGTTGTATTGAAGGTCAGGCTTCTCCTTCACGTCCCTTTGCAAGTCGCCCAGGCTCTTCAACCGACGAACGATGCAGGGTGAACGATCAAAGGAAGTGGCCGTGGCATCGAACACGATGTCGAGGGCGCTGATACGCACAGCCCGAGGTCCGGCATACACCACTTCTTCCTCTTGGTTGGCCGGGTCTTTCTTGACGATGGAGACATACTCGTGCCCGGCGAACACGTTGCCGTAGTCGATGTAGTCATACACGAGCTGGCTGACGAGCGTCTCAAAGTCGGACGCGCACAACTTCGTCCGCATGTAGGACTCAATCTTGTCCCGCTTGTCCTTGCTCGTGCTGTCGCTGTCGGCTGCTTCCCACTTGAACCAGTCCTCACGCGGGAAGAGCGCCGCCATGTAGTTGGCGTGCAGGTTGTCCCGAATCTGCGTGAGCTTCGGTGTCACCGTCGAGTTCTTCCACGGCAATTGACCATTCGTGGTTTTGTGCGTATCCGTAGCGAAGAGGTATTGACGCAGCTCCTTCTTCTCATTGAGCCACTGCGTCCGTGCAGCAGTCCACCGGACCCAGGTGTCAGCAACAACCCGCGCCTCGTTGTCCTTCAAGAACCTACTGTCAAGTACATCAGACACTACTTGTGCACTCCATAGATGGCGATGTAGCGGGGATCGGCCCACATACACGCATCACAAACGATGTGTTCACCTGGGTTGAAGAAGTCCATCCAATCGACGTACACACCAGCGGACATTCCACCAGCTTCGTCAATGAACCCCTCCACCTCTTTCTTACACCTATCGCAGTGGACGGTGTTATCCAAAGGCAACGCCACCAAAACGACCGGAATAGACAACATTGCTTTCAGCAGTGCTGCTAGAACGCTTGGCAGGTCCACGCGCAATCTCCACCACAGCAGCTAGGGTGTCCTTCACGTCATCGTGTTCGGGGCGATGCACCACCAACTCTTCTTCGAGGATTTGGCAGTTGCCGCCTTTGTAGTGCCAGATTTGTTGGTTGGAGTAGCGAGGCTCCAGAGCTGCGTTGATGCGCTCTTCCTTCTTCTTCACCGGCCTGTTCTCGTCAATCGAGATGGCCAAGTTTTGCTGCCGCATGTACTCCTTGAGCTGCTGCACCACAAGACTCTGAGCAGCAGTGACTTCGGCACGGAGCTTCTTAAAGCCCCACTTCTTGTATGCGAGGACAAGCCGTTCGTACATCACGCTTATCCGATTGGTTCTGAACCTGTCGATTTCGAGGATGTAGATGAATCCCTCTGCATCTACGCCTACCGTGACGATGGCCGTGTAGTCGGCGCTCTTTTCTATCGAGTAGGCGAAGTCAATCGCGCTGTACACATTGAGGAGTTTCTCCCCGAGATACCACGCCCCACTCAGGTTCTTCAGTGCTTCCCGGTTGTAGTACTGAAACCGGGTCTTATCAATCGGTGCGTTCTCCGTCGTGTTCGGGTTGTTGTAGTACTGTGCGTAGAACTGGGTGATGTCCAAATACTTGGCCTTCTTACGGGCTAGTATTTGTTCATCGAAGCCGAAGGTCTTACCATCAGCCCGGCGCTGGCGAGGCCAGAGAAACTCGCCGTTCGTCTCCACCACGCGCTCGAACACCTCATACACCGGGCGCTCGATGTCCTCTCCTGTCGCCCCATCGGTGAATGTCTCGCGCATGTCAATCATGTCGCGGTAAATATCAGCCGGGTGGTAGCGCGTCCCTACTGCCCACTCCTTTGCATCCGTCGTCTCGATGGACGAGAGCTGTGAGTAGAACCCCTGCGTCTGATCGCGGCCTAGGGCCGTGTAAGCATTCCCAGGAACAACGATGTCATCGAGCACCGCCAGCTTGCAATGAAGGCCAGTTGTGTTGGCTGTTAGGCCAACAGCCTTTACCGTCGGGTCGCGCACACCTTCTTGCTTCCGCAGTGGATGATCCACCGCTATTTCATTTGCTGCCCACCGTTCACGGGCGTTCTCGCTTTGGTTCACCATCTCCGGCCAGTAGAAGCGGTAGGCATCACTGGTCAGAATGTCCTTGATGAACTTGAGCTGCTTCTCAGCCAGGTCCGCTGTGGCGCTGACGTACAGCACCGTGATGTCCGGGTGCTTAGTGATCCACCACGCCACCCGATAGGCAATCATCGCGGACTTCTGATGATCCCGAGGCAGGAGCACGAGCTGGTTGTCGAGACTCTCGCTCCGTGCCCACCACGCAATAAGCTCCTCATGCACCGCACCAAGAACCCGGTACGGGGCAATGAGCTTAATGAACGTGAGGAGGTCGGCCTCGGCTAGTCGCCGAAGCTCGTCCTTCTTGGCCACTACTGCCTGACTGCTTCGAGGGCAACGCTCACTACCATCGAGTCAGTGTTCGAGATGTTGGCCGAATCGAACACCTTTACCGAGCCGCCCTGCGGAATGATGATGTCGAAAGGAATCGGAACCATCAGCTCATTGTTGACGCGAGCCGTTTCCCGAGCCACACCAGCCATGAAGTTGTAGAACTGACTGGCTGCGCTCGCAGCCTGTACAGCACCCGCTGAGAACTGGTACATCACGTTGCTACTACTGTCGAGTACTTGCAACACGAGCTGGCGGTTGCCCACCGTCGCATTGGACGTGTATGAGACACAAGCTGAGTTGAGGTAGGCATCGCTGCCAAGTGCGAGTACTGTCACGGTGTTTGTGGCCACCGTTTGCCGAGTGCTTTTGCTACTCATCTTTTCACCAGAGAAAGACCGAGACGCTTGGCGTCCTCAGCCACTTTCGACTTTGCTTCTTGTTCAGCGGAATCACCTTCCTCCCGCTGCTTCTTGTTGCGCTTATCTCGGGGCGAGAACCCTGCTTCGGCCAGCCACTTCGCGGCCATCGTTCCCTTGTTGCCCTTGCTCTGCTTCACAATTTCGACGATGGCTTCCGAGCGCACCTTCACTTCCACTTCCCTGCGCCACTGCTCCAACTCAGCCAGGAACGGCTTGGAAGTGAGGAGTGCCTGCCAGTGCTCCCAATCCCCGATGAGCACCATCGCTGCCTTGTACTCCGTCGGATCGGACAGCTCGACGTAGGTCTTGCGCCAGTCGGCCAACTTGAACACTGGCTTGATGGAACTGGCAGGATCGGCCAATTCCTCGAACAACCCCGTGGTCAGCTTGCGGCCGGTGGTGTCTATGAGGACGTGCTTGAATGCCTCATAGTCGAAAGGCTTCACGACTGGTCTGCCAGAATTTGACTGGTTTTGCCACGCTGCCAAGCCGTCACACCGAGCACCGAACCCACGGCCATGAATGCAAACTCGGGGATCACGGGCACAGCAATCTTCAGCAGGGGCAGTACGAAGTACACCCCAATGACAAACACGATGAAGGCGCTGCACTCGAAGGCGTGATGGTTGCGCTGCCAGAAACTCCCACCGGCTTGCTCAGCCTGGAGTGTCTTGTTCACTGCCTCAACCTGGGCTGTGGCCGCAGCGAGTTGGGCTTTGGCCAGGTCCGTCTCCAGCTCCTTCAGCTTCGTGAGCTGGTCGCCGTTCAGCGAACCAAGAGTGGCAGCCACCTGCTCAGGGGTGGAGTCCTTCGACAGCCCTATCGCAGCCAGCAAACCCTTCGCTGCCACGGCTCCAGCCGGGCCTGCGATGGCTGCCCCGAGGATCGGCAAACCCAGGTTGGCCAGGGTTGTGGCAATGGACTTGAGGTCCATCAAATCGACTCAGCTTTATGAAACTGCGACCATTCCGCATGGGCAGGAACAGCTTGTCCATGCGAGACAACAGACGCCCACACATCATCACCGTCCCGAATCCAGCACATCGAAAGGCTGTGTCCATCCCGATAAACCATGCCCTTTTGAAACTTCGAGGCCAGTTCTTCAGTGACGATGGACAGCGCCACCTTGTCAGTGCAAGGCACGCCTTCGTAAAGGTAGACTTTGGTGTGCTCTCCCTCAGCGACAAAAGTGTTCCTAGGAACACTTGCATCAGCAAGTGTTTCTCCCTTGACAAGCGTCGAGAAAAACAACATCACGGCGAGTACTATCGCCAGCAACTTCTTTCTCACTGCTACCTCCTACGGCTGCTTGTGCAGCTTCTTGATGAGGTTTTGTACTGTGCGTGTCTCGTAAATCCGAATGCAAGTCCAGATGAGTGAAGCACCCGCAGCTACCGCTGGTAGCCACTGCAACAGTGTTGCGCCCACAACTCCAAGCGACAGCAAGTCGCCACCTGCCTTAAGGTGCTCCATTCTCATGGCCTACCCGTTCAGCAGTTCATAGGCCGGGCCAACAACAGCCGGTCCAAACGCCTTGCCGATGAGCTGCTTCACCTTTGCAGCCTCTTCAGGAGTCAGCTCAACGCTTTCACTGGCATTGATACGCAGCGCAAGCTTGTAGCGCGTGAACTTCTCTTCGCCGCCTACCGACTGCTCATCTTGGTAGGGCAGCATCAGAGCAGCCGTAGCTACACTACGGAGCGTGGCTTCTTTGTCACTGTCTTTCAAAGCTTCGCCCTGCAAGTTCTTCAGCACCACCATTACATCCACCTTCACACTGCTTCCTTTCGCTTAGTTGATTAGACGAGTGTCACTGACTTCAAAGTACCAGCGTCGTTGTAGAACAACTTCACCGTGCCACCAGAAGTATCTTTCCACACTGTAAATTGACTCGCGCTCAAATCTGCTAGAGCAAGAGCACCTGCACCACTTCTTGCCTTTAGAATCACACCATTTCCGCCAGCCAACCCAACTGCAAATATATCGGCAACACTGTTTTGTGTGATGTACTGAAGTCCAATCAAGTCACCACTGTTGGCACCGTTGCGCCAATTGATTGCACCACCATTGTTGAGTGCAATTTGGCCACTTGACGAAACTGGTGCACCGCCATTGGTAACAGTTATTTGGTTGCTGTTGACCACAAAACAATTGCCAATAGCTACCCCACCCCCAGTTGCAGCAATGGTCGGGTTGCCAGCAGCAGAGCCGGTGATGATGATGTTGCGGGTTGCGGAGGCAGTGTGAAGAATTTGAAGTTGGGTTGGCCCTGCGCCAAAAGCATCGGTGATGAAGGTGAATACTCCCGTACCTTTTGTGCGAAGCAGACCTGTGACGTTGGCATCGCTTCCAGTGAACGAAAGTGCAGCCGGATTCCCTGTGGTGTTTCCGACAACTTCGATATGATTTGTGAGCGTCGTACCGCCATGATTCACTACAAAACCAGTTTCCCCGCCATTCGTCTTGAGCGAAAGCGACCCGGTTGTGCCGGAGTCGATGATGGGGGTGAACACGGCGGCGATTCTTTGCGACGAGATTCCTAGTGTTGGTCCATTGTCAACATTGGGGGATAACTGAGTCGTATTGGCAAACCAAGTATTTACGCCGTTGACTTGAAGCTGAACAGAAGTTCCGGTAGCTGAATTTAGGTCTAGCGTTCCGGTACTACTCACCAGCGGCGTCACCACGCTCGTACCGAAGGTTCCAGAAGCGAAGCGGTTGCCAACGTTCCCAAGGCTCATTGCGTTGTCAACAGCAGGATTGATGGCTACGTTGTTGTATTGCAGAGCGATAGAACCGTTGTATTTGAGACTGACAATGGTAGCCGTGTCTGTTCCAAGCAGCGGCGTCACCACGCTTCCGACGGTCACAGCGCCAGTCGCCAGATCGAGCACCATCCGATTGGCAATACCCTGGTCGTTGAAGTTCAGGACATTCCCCTGCTGCTGAATCTGCGCGTTCTTCGTAGCGCCAGAAGAAGGCACGAATAGAAGTTGTGGGGTGGGCACCGCACCCAATTGAACAAGGGGTGTCACGACACTCACCGGGACCGTCACAACTCCCGCAGTGCCAATTGACAACTGAGAAGCAGCAGTTAGCGTTGCGTCGTTGTAGTCCGCAAGACCACTTGTTACCCCAAAAAGGAAAGCTCCTGAAGCCCCACCTGCAATGAAGAATTCTTTGGCACCTGCTCTAAAGAATGAGAGTACGGGTGCCTTGTTTGCGGCAGCGTCGCCAGTTATACGAATCGAGTGCTGACCTCCATCTGATAGACCAACTTGAATATCGGAATTGCCTGAAGCACCATTCACGCCAGTAACACGCACCACCCCATTAACCTGAAGGGTAGACGAGGGAACATTGGTTCCAATCCCAAGCCGCTTGTTCGTGTTGTCCCAAGCGAGATTGGAGTCTTGGGTGAGTCCTGCTCCATTGCCGAAGATGAGCAGGCCAGCAAACACTGTGCTAGCCAGGGTGGGGAGCAGTCCTACATCCTGCTTGCGCAGCGGCTCCGTGGCGTTGACTGGAGCAGGGAGATTGAGGATGCGCTGGCTGTTGGCATCCAGGTTGGCGAGCAGGGTATTGGGTGATGTGCCGTCACGAGAGACGGTGTTATCCATCGCCGCAACAATGGCGGCGAAGTTGGCGTTGAGCACGGCAATGTCGCCGTAGCCGCCAGTGAGAGTGGAGAGGGAGAGCTTGGACACTACGAACGCCTCTTGTTGGGCGCTTCAAAAGGTGTGGTGCTTGAGAAGATTTAGACAGCAGATACGAAAGAAAGTTCCTTGTACTAGGGAACTTTTCTAGTGTGGCATTGTTCCTAGGAACATCTCCTTGTAGTGTTTGCCTGACATACAACTACCTGGGGATATGAAAAATTTGTGAGCGAATTGGGAGCGGTCAAGTGCATTCTAAAAGCG